TTGATCGTAGCTTTCCCCTGCAGCTGCAAACTGGCTTGCGAACTCAGGATGTTGTGAAAGTTTTTGAGCGAAGGCGTGAACCTGTTTGTCGCTCAACTGGTGCGGTGCGCTCGGCGAGCAGCGAACCTGCGACCCAGAATTTCGGAAAGGTGCCTGTTCACGAGCTTGGTATTTACCACATGCGTTGATTAACCAATCTGCAAAGTGGTAATTCATGAGTTCATCACAAAGATTCTTCTCAGCGTTGTAGAGTTCAAATGCTCTTAGCTCTCGATCGAACCAAGTGGCTTTTTTGATTTGCTCGTAAGTTTCCTGATCAGTTGCCAAAAGAATTTCTTCACCAAGTTTTTTCAAACTCAACCATGTTTTTTTATTTTTAGATTCTTCTGATAGATTCTTTGGTAGATTCCGTGTCCCAACGTTGGGACTGTTTAACGGAATTGTTGGGACTCTTTCATGGAATTGTTGGAACTGTTCCGTTGTTGGAACTGTTCCATTGTTGGTACTGTTTAAATCATCATTTCCCGTGTCAAAGAGTACCGTTGTTGGCACTGTTTCACGGCCTTTAACTCCGATCAAAAGATATACTTTTACCTGCTTAGTTCTACCTTCACGTTTACCTGTATCGATAATAAATCCATCCTCAATTAGCTCATCAATGATTTTTAAAACGGTCTTACGATCCATTTCAGTGTCTTCTACCAAACGGGCAATACTTGGATAACATTCATGAGTTTCACCAGCTCGATCAGCTAGCGAAAGAAGGACTAATTTTTTAAGTGGTTTTAATGCACCACCCGCCTTTTGTTTTTGACGGGTTTTCCAAGCCCAAACTGTTGCATCTAAGCTCATCTATCCCCCTCTTCATTCATCTGAATGAAAGTGCTACCTAAGTAACGGATCCGTTTAGCTCGATACAAACTTGAGATAATTTGGCCAGCGTGACCGAGATAGAGCCCATGTTTGCCATGTTGATCTAACAGTGCTTGCATAAACTCTTCACGTGTTACCGCAGCATTTTTTTCATCACGTTTTTGGTCTCGCAAATTCTGCTTACGTACTTCAAGCAATCCTTCTAAAGTTCTAAGAGCTGGTTCATACCAAGATTGAATAATCTGCTGACGTTTCTGTTCTTGCAGATTGTCTTTAGTCGTTTGATTTGATAAATTAGTTTGCATATTCATTGATCCCAAATTGATGAATCCGAAACCACTCCTGTTCGCGCAGGCAGTGGTTTTTATTTGAATAAAATTCGCATGTACTCAGGTGATGTAAATGCATGTGCCAAATACACTCTTGTTGCCTCAGCAATTGCAGGTGAACAATACACATCACTTTCTGGTACAACCTTCAAGCCAATGGCTGTCAACAAAGAGCTAATAAACTCAACTTCAGTCAATCCATTTGATTTCTTGTCAGTTTTCATTCGAGAAAGGATGCTTGCATCCACTCTTACCTTCTCTGCTACTTGTCTTTGGTTACTTGCATTTAATGCTTGCAATATGAGCGATTCGTTATTGCTGGCGCTTGCAGGCAATTCATTTAATAATTTGCTCATGGTTCAATTCCTAAGCGGTTAATACTTCTAGGTCTGCTTTAAGCTTCCCATCTGATTTGATTTGTAAAACTGCTTGAGTTGTCGCTGGTATTCCATTGTTCTCCCACTTCCATAGGGTCACAGTCGAATATCCAGTTTTTTTAGATAACTCTCTTTTATTTTTACAACCGTGATAATTCATTAAGTCACTAAGATTCATGGTCACACCAAGTTAACTATAGTTAATAGTTGGAATTTACCACTTGTTAACCATAGTTTCAATACTGTGTATTAACATTAGTTAATGTTTTTGGAAATTTTGTTATGTCTTTACACCAACGCATTAAACAAAAAATGGATGAAAAAAAGCTCAAAGCTGCTGATCTTGCAAGAGCAACCAAGAAGTCCCCAGTCGCGGCTAAAAAATGGCTTGATGGAGTAAGTGTTCCAACCGCAGATAATTTAAAAGTTATTGCAAAGTTTTTAGAAGTTTCTGATGATTGGTTATTATATGGTGGTAAAGAAGAACCAAAAATCGATAATAATATCTCAAAGAAAGTAGCGACATTAGCTCCTGTACTTTCATGGGTTCAAGCAGGGCTTTTTACGAATGTTCAATCTGTGGACCTATCCCAAGTTGAAGAGTGGCTTCCTCTACCAGATGAATGTACTAATTGTTTTTATTTAAAAGTTCAAGGCGTTAGTAATCAACCAGACTTTCTTGAAGGTGACTATATTCTTGTTGATCCAGATGTTTACTATAGTGATATGCAGTCTGGTGATATGGTTGTAGTACGAAGATTTGAAGATGCAACTTTTAAAAAGCTTGTTATCGAAACGGATGGCTCTCGCTTTCTACAGGCTCTAAATCCTAAATTTGAGCCGAATATCATTCCTTTGGATGAGCATTGTCATTTTGTAGGCCAAGTTGTTGACTGTATGCGATATACATACAGAGCAAAAAGAAGATCAAGACCCAAACATTCTTAAAACTGTGAACCTGGCGCAACATACTGATCTGCACGCCAGTTTTAGCGAGTTAAGTTATTAAAATTTAAAAAAAAGAGAACATAATGATCGCAACACTTAATAAATCAAAAACTGCGCTAACGATCAATCGTCAAGAATTTAAGTTGGCATTAGGAAAAATTGGTGCAGGAATTGATAAACAAATAACCTCACTTAAAAAAGCCAAGCAGAGCTATGACGCTGCTGAAATGGCACGCGAGGTTATTAGCGAAGCCAATATTTTTGAAGCTATTATTGAAGGATTTAATGAAGCAGAAGAAACTAATCTAAAGTTAGCCGATATAACCAATCTTGAAGTAGCTCAAGAATGGATTGATGAATTTTTGGAAAAGTATTCTGGGTTATGATGCGATTGAGATAGTGATGCAATGAAAGAAATGATCTTCAAAACACATACAAAAATCCTTTTACTATCAATTGTATTTATTAGATTTAATCGCCATCCTTGTTTCAATAAATAATAGTAAGTTATACCGATAAATCACCAATTTAGTCACCACCCTAATTAGCATAATTATTGATCAAAATATGAAAAAAATTGAAGTTAATTCCCGCAATATCAGCCATGTTCTTTACCAACACTTCTTATTGACAGTAGTGCTTAGAACTGGTGAAAGGTTTATTTATAGACTTCTTGAAGCAAGCACATTTAAAGAATTTATTGATTCAGAAGACAAAGATAAATTTTATAGAAGCCATATTGAGGCTAATAAGAAATTTAAGCGGATTCAGCTTTTTGTGTAAATGAAACCACGACTAAACACAGTCTTTTTCAACCCACCGCCACGGTGGGTTTTCTTTTGGCTAATAAAAAATAAATTAAAGTTAATAATAAATATTAACCAATGTTAACTTTACTATTGACTATAAAATTAACCACAGTTAATATTTATCTCGTAGACAACAAAAAAGCACACCGACTCTCTGACCTTTCGATGTGCTTTGTAACTTGCGAGATCAATTATGAACGTAAATGCAATTCCTTTCAACCACATCAAAGTGACAGGCTTTACAGCTTTGTTTTTGATTGCTGGTTTAGCTTCTTGTGAATATAAAACTGCACAATCAGGCTTATCTTCTAATTCCTACACATTTACATCACAAATACAGCCGAGTGATTACGGCGTACAAACTGCAAAAATCACAGGTAAAACCTCTGGTATTGCTGTTATCAAACTTGATGACTTTCGTGTAAATGTGAGTTTTGACTTTGAGACACATCCTGACAGCTACGGTGTTCAAGGATCAGAATTCACTGCGGTTGATGTAACTCAGCTCACAATTAATGAGATTACCGATATAAATGGTAAGTCTTACAGTGATTTCACTGATTACAACGATCACCGCAATATTAATGCCCTGCTTAAAGGCTTCATCGAACGTAATAAGTTGGTGGAGGCTTAATCATGACTGATTTCAAAAAACACCCTGACGGGTACAAGTCTTACTTGGGCCGTGATGAAAAGGGTCTCTATTCAGTTCGCATAGGCTGGCAAGTATTTACTTCAAACGCTAATGGCGAAGTGCTGTACAAAAACAACAAGGATGGCGTTAAAACCCCTTTAGATGTTGAGAAGTTCAAAACTGAATATCCGAAAGTTTGGGAAGTGCTCACACAAGAAATTGATTTTCAACGTAGAAAGCAGCTCGCTATAAAGCTACTTGAAACAAATATCTCTTCTCAGGACCGCAAAACGTATAAGCAAGAACGCGGCTTTACTGGCAGTCGATAGGAGCAAAAATATTATGGCTTTAAATATTATTCGTCCTTCTCAACCTATTTTGGTAAACGCCATTAAGGTTTATTTCTATGGCGACCCAGGCATGCATAAAACAACTTTAGGTATGACTGCTGATAAACCCTTAATTATCGATGCTGACAAAGGTGCTTATCGTACAGGTGCTAATCGTCGCGGTGATGTTGTTGTAGCTGAGACTTGGCTTGATATTGCTAATATCACGGAAAATGACTTAGCCCCATACAACACAGTTGTCTTCGATACTATCGGTCGTGTACTTGATTTGATTAAAGCTCACCTAGCCAGCAATCAGAAAAATACTAAAAGTGATGGTTCTTTAAAACTAAATGTTCAAGGCGTTGCAAACAATATGTTTAGTTTATTCGTCAATAAACTAATTGGATTTGGCAAAGATGTCATTTTCATTGCACATGCTACTGAAGATAAAAACGATACATTGACTTTAGTACGCCCAGATCTAGGCGGTAAAAACCGCCAAGAGATTTATCGCCTAGCTGATGCTATGGCCTATCTTGCTGAAGAAACTGATGCAAAAGGTAATACTAACAAAGTACTTAAGTTTAAAGGTGGTGAAGGTTTTCACACTAAAGATTCTGGTGCGTTAGGAAATATTATTGTTCCTGATTTACGTAAGCCAGAGAACGCTAATTTTATGGCTAACTTGATTCAGCGTACTAAGGACCATCTTAACACCCTTACCCCTGAGCAGCAGGTAACTATGAAATTGCAGCAAGAATGGGAGCAGTGGAATAAATCGTGTGAAGAATCTCAATACCCTTCTGATTTCAATGCATTGCTGGAAACGTTAGATCAAAACCATCCACATATTAAAAACATGTGGGAATGCATGAAGCACTACGCAACTAACCTTGGATTCACCTACAACAAAGAAAAAAGGAAGTGGCTGGAACTGGAAGTTTTACCTTCAACTATTAGTGAAGAACAGCGCGATGAACTTCAATCATTCATAGATGCATGTGGATTAGACGTTAAATCAGTTTGTGAATACTTGGGAATAGACGCCCTTATACAAATTGAAGCCGAGAAATTACAAGCAGTAAAACAAGATATTGAAAATATTGCAAAAGGTGAGATGACTGCATGAAAAATTTATTAACCGCATCTGAAGCATTTGCAGCTCTTCAAAAGGGTAAAACTGTTCTTTGTCGTTACGCTGACGACATGTCGGATTTTGAAGACTTGGATCAATTCACTGCTTCTGTTTTTGGTAGACCGGGCTTTGAATTCTGTTTAAAGATTGAAACCATTGAATTAGCTGGCATCACACTTACCAAGCCTTTAACTGTTGATGAATTAGAAGTTGGTACAGAAGTATTTGTTATTAATCCCGCTGGTTTTATTGAGAAGCATATTTATCAAGGTGTGGGTTATGGCATTGTCACAATGGTTGATGGTGGCTTTGCACAACGTGATTTAGATAATGCCCGATTACAGTATGAAGCACTTTGCAAATTATTAGGAGGTAAATCAATAAACGATGCCCCTCTTAAAACAGTTGAAATGCTAGAGGCTGAAGATAAAAAATCTAAAAAGCGTACTAATAAAAAGCATGAGGTAAAAACTGAACAAACAGTAGTTTCAGAAAAGACTTCTGAAGTTATTGCTGAAGCAAATCAGGCCTCAATTATTATTACTGAGCAAACCAATGTCACCGCTTCTGAGGATCTATTAGTTCCAGAAACTAATAACTCAACATTAGATCCAGAATATCAAAAAACATTAGAGACTCTTTTACAGCGCGTATCTGAGTCAAAAACACCTGCCGAAGTAAATGCTGTTTATCGCTATACCCGTACTTGGTCTGAGAAACAAATGGACCCTTTGCTCAAAGCTACTCATAAGCGTTTAACAGAACTCGCGGATGAAAAGCCTGTAGAGAGTGAACCGCCTTCTCTAATGGTTCAGATCCAGAATGCACCAGATCTTACTACCTTGGATACACTTGAAATTGATGTGTCTGCTCGTGATCCACAGATTCAACCAAAGCTTATGGGATACGTAAGAAAGCGTAGAGCTGAATTAGAAAGCCTGCCTTCTAACGATCCAGATTACTTACTGGAGGAACCGTTCTAATGTCGAAAGAGAATATTCCTGAGTTTCTTTTCGAACCAAAGCTGCTACCCCAGCAGCTTTTCGAGAAGTTCATTGTCTTCAATGTGAATGCAGGTTATCGCGGTAGAGGCACACCTCTCGGCGTAAACCTTATTAAAAGTAATAAAGCCACTCTCACCTTGACCAATGAAGGTGTGATGAACAAAGCAGCTCAAGAGCGCTACAAATTAATGCTTTTGAAGTATTTCAAAGAAGGTCGTTCAGCAATGGATGAGCTGAATCACGAAGTTAAACGTATTTATAAGATGGTGGCTTGAATGATCGATTTGAATAAGGAAAGAGAGGCTTTTGAGGCGTTGCCACAGATAAAAAGTATTTTGGTCAATGAAGAATTTTACTTCTCTACTTTAAGCATGAACTATAAGTCTAATAAGCCTGATCACTTGCATTGTGTTTATTTCATAAATGGTGCTTGGTATTCATGGCAAGAAAAAGCCAAAGCTCAGGCGGTGCCAGAGTGGATTTCAGTTAAAGAACAACTTCCTGAATTAGAAACTGATGTCCTGGTTGTATTTAAGGGAAATATTATTCAAGCAGGCCTATATCAAGGAGATGAAGGTCTTGCATGGTGGAGTGAGTTACTTGATGGCTGGGATTTGGATTTTGAGAAAGTTACCCTTTGGAAGCCACTAATGAATATACCTAATGAAATTGGAGCTGAAGGATGAGTAAAGTTATAGGTGAAGTAAATTTGAATCCGAGCCGCTTTGAAGGCACACCTGCTGAAGTAGCAGCACATATCTTTCAAAATATTATTTGCCCAAGTACTGAAGAGCTACTTAAAAACAATCCTGAAGCAGCAAAAGTATTTGCATACCACATTTTTGGTTTAGCTCTATCTCAGTTTGCTGAATTTCAATCAACTAAGAATTTTGAAAAGACGGTGAACGTTACCCTGAATAATTTAGTGATGCGTTTGAAACAAGAACGCAATGAATTGAGGAACTAACAAAATGAAATGTATTGATAAACAAGCTGAGATTGATAAATTTAATGCCGCCAATGATGATGAAGAATTTTCACCAGAATCACTTGCGGCAATACTTGATGTTTCAACCTCATGGTTGCAGAAAAAGCGCTGTGAAGGTGGCGGCATTCCTTTTGCAAAAGTTCACTATCGAAAAATTATTTATAAAAAAGCTGATGTTTTAGCTTATATTGAACGGCAGCGCATCCAATCAACATCACAAATGGCGGTTTAACCGCCTTTTTTTGTAAAAATTTAATAGGCAAACAATAGGCTAAAAACCATTAAAAATAGGCAAATTTGAATAAATAGGCAGATAGTAGGCAAATTAAGTATATTGTCGAATTATGACATGAGGTTTAGTATTGTTTTAGGTGTTTTTATTAAAATACAAATACTTAAAAATACTTTTCATATGCTAATATATGCTCTAATATCGTTTCGTAGTGCTATAAAATCACTTTTACCCGAGAACTCATCGGGTTCAGGGTAACGACACATGCAGCGGCATCTTCGGAGCATTTATTTTTAATAAAATAATAAAAGTTCAAAAATTTATTTCAATTAGCCTTTCAATACAGACCTGTCGGTACGATCTTTTTCTCAAGCATTTAATAATGCATGACATTATTATTTTAGAGATGAATGAGTCTCTGAATTCAAAATTACTTTTCTTTTCTACTCAGGCATTCTTGATACCAAGCTGTTTGAAAATCTTCTATCGCTTTTCTTTTAAAGAAGCTGGTCTTGAATACTTTGGTTGAGTAAGCAGAAGTAATTAAATCTTGATAAAGTTGTTTTGCCTTTGGATCTTCAAGACTATTCGCTATATGCTGCAAGTCTTCAGATGGGACTTTTTGTTGACGCGCTTCCATGACAGTATAAGAAACTTTCTTTACCACATTACAAATTTCGGGGTCATTTACACTTTCATCGGCATAACAGCCAAAAGCTAAAAAACTAAGAAAAAATAATTTAAATTTCAT